ATGACGGGTGCGCTCCAACTGGTGACCTCGGCCACGCCGGGGTTGTCGGTGAATACGTCGGTGGTGTCGGTGAACCATTGGCCGTAGATGCGGATCGTCGCCTGAGTGTTCATCGGCATGCTGCTCGGACTGAGCGACTGCATCACCGGCGCGGGTTGGGTGTAGGTGAAACCGGTGAAGTCGGGACCCTCGCCCGAGGGGGTCTTGGCCGACACTCCGACGGCGCCCCTGACCGGGCTAGGGGGCGTCGTGCAGTTCACGGTGGTCGCGCTGACGACGACGACGTTGGTCGCCGGTTCGTTGCCGAACCATACGTTCGAGCAACCCAGCAGGTCGCTGCCGGTGATGACGACCGGCGTCCCGCCCGCGATGGTGTCGGTGTTGGGGTTGACGGCGGTGACGACCGGGACCGGCGGGGCGTTGTAGGTGAACCCGTTGGTCTTCGAGCCGGTGCCCGCGGGCGTGACGACCTCGACCGTGACGGCCCCGGCTGCGTGTGTCGGCGCGACACAGGTGATGGTCGTCGCACTCACGACGACGAGGCCGGTCGCCGCCGTGCCGCCGAATCGAACCGCGGTCGCCCCGGTGAAGAAAGTGCCCGTCAGCGTGACCGGCGTCGTGGTCAGGGTCGATCCGCTGGCCGGGGCGACGGTGGTGATGGTCGGCGGGGCGGTGTAGGTGTAGGCCCCGGCCAAGGTGTCGGTGCCGCCCGGTGTCGTGATCGTGACATCGACGGTGCTGCCGGCGGTGCCCGCTGGGGCGTTGACGTGGACCTGGGTGTCGTTGTTGACCACGAGGCCGGTGGCGGGCACGGTCCCGAACAGCACTTCGCTCGCATCGGTGAGGGCGGTGCCGGTGAGGACCACCGCGGTCGCTCCCGCGGCGAGGCCGCTGACCGGGTTGATCGACGTAAGGACAGGCGGGTCGATGGCCTGGATGTAGGTGAACGAGTTGACGTAGGTGTGCTCGCCGCCCGTGGCCCGAATGGTGACGTGGACCCGCCCGGCGAAGTGCTGGGGGGTGGTACAGGTGACCTCGGTGTCTGAGACTTCGACCACGTCCGTAGCGGGCTTGCCGGTGAACTCGACGGACGTGGCCCCGGTGAAGCCGGTGCCCGTGAGGGTGACGGGTTCGCCACCAGTCGTCGATCCGGTGCCGGGGGTGACGGCGGTGATGATCGGCGGCGGCGTCGGCGTGGCCGTGTACTCAAAGCCGTCGACCAGACTGCCGGTCCCGCCCGGTCCGCTCACCGACACGTCGGCGGGGCCGAGGACGCCGGGCGGCGTGGTGCAGGTGATGAGCGTGTCGTTGGCGATGACCACGGCGAGGGCCGGGGTGGTGGCGAAGATGACCGAGGTGGCGTCGGTGAAGTCGGTGCCCTAGATGACGACGGGGGTGCCGCCCGCGGGCAGGCCCTCGGCCGGGCTGATCGAAGTGGGGTTCGGCGGAGGCGTCGTGGTGTCGACGTAGGTGTAGCCCGCGGTCAGGGTGTCGGTGCCGTTGGGCGTGGTGACGCTGACATCGACGGCCCCCGCTACCCCGGCCGGGGTGACGACGATGATGTCGGTTTGGCTGGTGGCCACGAAGCTCGTGGCCGGGTCGGTCCCGAAGGTCACGTCGGTCGTGCCGAGCAGATTGGTGCCGGTGATGACGACGCTCTGGGTGCCCGCCAGCGGCCCGCTGTTGGGCGTGACGCGCACGATGGTCGGCGGTGGCGGAACGATGTAGGTGAACGCTCCTGGCCTGGTGTCGGTGCCGTCTGCGGTGGTGACGCTGACATCGACGGGGCCCGCGGCGTGCGGCGGGGTGTCGCAGTCGATGTAGGTCCCGCCCAGGCTGACGAAGATGATGGCGCCAGGAGCTCCGCCGAAGGTGACGTCGGTGGCGCCGGTGAGGTCGGCCCCGAGGACACGCACCCGTTCCCCACCTGTGGTGAGGCCCACGTTCGGCACCACGCTGGTGATGGTCGGCGGGACGGGGAGGGGCGAACCACCACCTCCGCCGCCACCGCCGACTCCACTCGAGCGCCACGACCGCACGGCGTCAGGAGAGGCTTCGAGGGCATAGACGAGGGCGTGCGCTACGTCGATGCCGAAGAGGGCAGGGTCGTCGCCCTGGAGAGGTGCGGGAGGCAGGACGCCCAGCCCCACGCCGGCGGTGGCGATGGTCAGGTTGACCCCGATGTAGGGGTCGATGAGGACCACGACCGAGCCGTTGGACAGCTCGGCGAACTCGTTCCAGTCCCGCACGTCGCTCACGGCCTGGCCGCTGAGCACGACCAGCTTGGGCCCGGGCCAGCGCTGCAGTGCGACCAAGGCCGAGCCGCCAGAGGAGGAGAGGCGGCCCAGCCCGGCCAGGTCGTTGGCCACGGCCCGGTCGACGTCCGCCGCCGCGACCGCCCCGAGCAGGGCGGCGATGGCGGCGAGCGCCCCCGGAGAGGTGGCCGCCTGGGATGAGATGTCGGTCCAGGCCCCGATGGTGCGCGGCAGGCCCATCGAGGCCCGCAGGTCGACCTTGGTGCCGACGAGCGGCGCCTTCTCGAGCAGCGGGGTCTCCGCCGTGGGCACCGTGGCCAGCCAGGTCAGGGGCTGGCCCTGGCCGTAGGGCTGGGCCAGGGCGTCGACGAGCGGCCAGGCGGCGGCGGGAGCGGGGGGGACGCGGACGAAGAGCCCACCCACGTCCCCCACCACGGCGTCGGTCCGCTGGTGCGAACCGGGCCGTGCCCCGAGTGTTACCGCCAAGTCCGTGTTCACGCCAAGAGCAGCCGATTGAGGTAGTCGCGGTCGCCGGCCCGTACCGCTCGACCGAGATGATCAGTGGCGTCGTCGGTGCCCGGCACGGCGTTGGTCAAGGCCCGGCCCAGCCAGTCCTTGGTCATGGTCGTGGTGACCCGCTCGTCGGCCCCGGGCTCTTCGAGTTCGTCGTCGCTCATGGGGCGGCGGCGATCTTGATGACCGAGTTGGCGAAGGGCGTCGGACGATAGGCCGCAATGGCCGCGGCCACCGCCACCTGACGACCGAGCACCGAAGGCTCGACGGCGTCGAGCACCGGGTAGCGGTACATGTAGCCCTCGATGCCGTCGGGGCCGCCCACGTAGAAGGCGTCGTCGGTGATCGACGGCGTGACGATGGGGTTGAGCCCGGCCACGGTGACGGCGAAGGAGTCGGCCGACGACGTGCCCGGTGCATTGGCTGCCCCGAGGGTGGGGAACAGCGGACGCCCGGCCAGGTCGGTGGTCGAGCCGAGACGCACCCAGCCCGCCGAACCCATGGCGATCCACGAGGGCAGCTGCTTGGTGACGTCGTAGTAGGCCCCGGCGGCCTGGTAGATCGCCGCGATCAGCTCGGCCGCCGTGGCCCCGGCGGGCAGGGCGACGTAGCCCGTCGTCAGCTGCATCTCGGCCACCATGGCCAGGTCGATGGAGTTCTCCAGGCGCCGACGCAACTGGTCGAGGACCATCTGGAGGCTCGACGGATTGAAGCTCTGGAGCTGCTGGGAGACGTTGAGGTAGCCGCCGACCGTCTGGAGCGCCACCGGTGAGCTGTCGATGCTGAAGGCCTTGGAGGCCAGCTCGGCCTTCTCCAGCGCCTGGACCGCCACGCCGTCGACGAAGCCGGGGTCGACCAGGAACGGACGCGAGAACCCGAAGCCGTCCGAGGCCGGGATGTCGCGCATGCCGATGGCCGTGGCGAAGGGCATGCCGCGGGGGTAGCGGTCAGAGACCGGACCCACCACCGACTTGACGATCAGGCCGCCCAGGTCGCCGGCCACCGGAGTGGTGACGGCGGCGTCGGTGCCCATGTGCTCGGCGGCCCGGCGCAGCACTTTGCCGTAGCGGGCCCGGGCGTCGGGGTCCTGTTGGTGCAGGCAGTCCCAGAGGAGCTCGCCGGCCGAGCGGTAGTGCGTCGGCGTCGAGGAGACGGCGGGGCCGATGGAGCGCAGCCGGTCCTGGGTCTGCTCGTTGATCTCGAGGTCGACGGTGAGGACCTCGAGCCGCTTGCGCAGCTTGAGCACTTCCTCGTTGACCGAGGCGATCGTCTCGACTTCCTCGTCGGTGAGGTCGCCGGTCGTCTCCTTGGCCCTGTTGGCCATGCCCTCGATGAAGTCGCGCTTCTTGGTGATTTCTTCGGTCAGGTGCTCGACCATGGCACTCGCCATCGGGGCACCCCCTTTCAGGTGAGTTACGGATGGAGGTCCGCAAACGCACAAGGTCGGGGTGCCGCACAGCGGGGGTGCCGCTCGCTGGTCGATAGGTGACCTACCGACTCGGCGGGGTGCCCGTCAGGCGGGGTGCCGCACGCCAGGTCTCGAGACCTGGCTCGGTCGCTGCTGAGGCGGAGGCTACTCGGGGGGAAAGGTCGAAGCCAGCATTTCGGCCACGCGGTCGAGGTTGGGCGTCCCGAGCGGGACCTCCTCGCTCTCTCGCATGGCGAGCACCTTGGCCCCCGAATAGGCCGGGGCCGGCGTGGCCGTGACCGCGGTGATGAAGATCTGGCGTTGCCGGTGGACCTCGTTCTCGATGATCGGGGGCCGGACTTCTTTGAACTCGACCGAGAGCCCCTCGTGCGAGGTGCGCAGCATGTCACGCACCTTGGTCAGCTGTGGGCCGTCGTAGAGGTAGAACGAGGCGTGGCCCCCGTCGTCGGTCTCGCTCAGATCGGTGCAGTGCCCGACGTTGGCGTCGAAGGTCTGCTCGTGATCCATGGTGAAGCGGATCCACTTGGGACCGCCCCGGGCCGGTGCGCCCTGGATCATGCGGGTCATGCAGCCGGGGAGGAACTCCTCGCGGTAGCGCACGATCTCGCCGTCGACCACATCGTGGACCTGGGCCACCTCGCCGAAGGGGACGATGCGCCCCGAGACGGTGCGCCCGCCCTCGCCCAGCGTCCATTCGGTCGGCATGAATCGAACATGGGTGACCTTGGCGTTGTCGTCGCTCATCACACGCTCCTTCCGGTGAGCTGCTGGGCTGACTCGAGATCGTCGGCCGCACCACCCGGGGACAGCCGCTCGGCCGCCCGGATCTCCTCGACCTCCATGCCCCGCTTGCCCGTGACCGGGTCCACGATGTTGAACATGGTCTGATAGCCGCGGGTGCGGGCCTCGAACTCGGGCTGGACGTAGCGGTCGGCCGAGAACTCCATGATGGTGCCATGCGGCAAGAGCCAACCCGACCAGGCCTCGGCGACCATCTGGGCCAGCGGGCGCAGCGTCGACTGGTAATGGTGCAAGAAGAGCCCGGTGACGTTGGAGTAGGTGAGCGAGCCGGCCATCGACACGTTGACCAAGAAGGCCGGGACCCCGAAGGCGGCGGCCACCCGGCGCTCGTCGAACTCACGCAGACCGAGGAGCGCCATCTGCTCGGGCGTGAAGCTGAGCACCTGGAGGTCGAAGGCATTGCCGAGCACCGCCGGCGCCCCGTCACGTCGTTGTGATGCGGTGACCCAGGCCAGTTGCGCGTCGGTCGCCTGGGTGCCGTCGATGGCCCGCTGCGCCTTGAGGACGCCCCAGGGGATGCCGCCTCTCATCGAGAGTTGCATGGCGTAGCGCTCGAGCGCTCCGGCCGTCATGAGCGAACGGGCGGCCCAGTCCATGGGACCGATGCCGCGCAATATGCCCGAGACACTCTGGTAGCGCAGGTGGCAGATGTCACGCGAGTCGACGGGCACCATGTCGATGAGGTATTCGAGTTTGCCGTCGATCAGCTCGACGCCGACCACGTCGGGGTTGATGTCGATGAAGCGGGCCGGGAAGCCGTTGGCGTAGCGCCCGGTGCAGTACTGGAAAGATTCGCCGCGCATCTCGAGCGAGTTGACCACTGAGTGCATGAAGTCGGACCACGAGGTGTACAGGCCCGGCTCGGGATTGGTGGCCCACTCGGGGAGGCGGACCGGCTTGGTGCCGACCAGGCCGTAGCGCGGGAAGCTGGCCAACTGGCGCGAGTTGAGGTCGACGCACGTCATGGCGGTCGACACCCGCTTGGCCCGATCGAACGCATCGACCTGGGGCCCCAGGTTCGGCGTGGCCCACTCGGCCGGCCAGCCGTCCCAGGCCTCGGCGTGGAACACCGGCGGCATCATGATCTCGCCGGGGCGGGTCTGGGGCCCGACACTCGAGGGGGCGTTGGGATTGGGGTCGTGCTCGCGGGGGTCGATCTGGGGATGCTCGGAGGCCCGGCTATGGCGCCGGTCGGTGACGAGGACGCCGGCCTCGGTCACATATTCCACGGAACACCAGCGTAGACCCCCAGCCCGCCGTGGCCGAGTGCTTCTACCAGACCTGGGCCACCGGCTCGAGCTCGGCCACGATGCCCCAGCGGGCCAGGGTGGCCGCCGTGAGCGGCGTGATGTCGGCTCCGGCCCGGCGATCCCAGACCCAGCGGTCGCCCACCTTGCGCTTCTGGGCGGCCAGGACGGCGTCGGTCAGGCGGTAATCGCCGGGATGGCTCAGCCGTCCCGTGCCGGCGGCGTCGTGGAAATCGCCACAGGCCCGGGCCACGTCGGTCATCGGGATGATGCGCAGGCGCACGTTGGCCTGCTCGAGGAAGGGGATAGCCGAGGCGGCCGGTGAGTTGCGATCCATGACCACCATGGCGTCCCAGTGCCGCGCCACCTCGATGCAGCGCTGGATCAGGGCGTAGAGGTCGGCGCCCGTCTCGACTACCTCGAGCGGGGTGACCCCGTCGATGTCGCCCGCCACCACGAGGGTGCCCCGGTCGCGCTCGGGGGTGAAGTCGAGCGAGAGGGCCAAGGTGGCGCCCGGGGCGAGCGACCGCGCACAGGCGGCCCAGACGACGGGCGAGATCCCGGCGACGGCCTCGGCGTCGGCCCACACGTTGAGATGCTCACGCATGAAGATGTCGCGCTCGAGGGTCAGGGCGCCGTCGGACAGGGCGGATTCGAGCACTCCTCCGGGCAGACCGAGCGACGGGTTGGCGTCGACCCATACCTGGTGGTCCAAGACGTCGGCGTCGGCGTCGGCGGCATATTCGATCCAGCACATGGTCGAGGCGTCCTTGGCCGACTCGACGCGCCCGAGATCGCTGTAGTGGCGCCAGAGCTTCGAGCGGTAGTTGCCGGCGTTGGAGAGGAGCCAGATCTGCGCATAGGGCCGGGCCGCCATGGCCGGGCCGATGGCCGAGACGATGCCAAGGTCCTCGTGCGCGTGCGCTTCGTCGATGACGGCGAGGTCGATGCTGAGCGAGCGAGCCGCCTTCTTGCTCGAAGGCGTCACCGGCAGATAGCGCGAGCCGTTGACCATGACCAGCATCTCGCGATGGTTGGTCCGGTCGATGCGCTCCACCCGGTCGGCAAAGGGGGTCTTCATGAGCAGGTCGACGTGCTCGTCCCACTTGGTGCGGGCCAGGCCCCGGTCCTGTGCGGTGTAGGCCACGGTCTGGCGGGGCGGGATGAGCTGGCGGGCGATGCGCGAGCAGATGAGCGAGGTCTTGCCGTTCTGGCGGGCCACCGAGACGCCCACGGTGCGATAGATCGGGATCCGGGTACCGGGGTCGTACTCGCCCGCCACGTCGGCCGCCTCGGCCTGCCAAGGGAAGAGGGGCCAGCCCAGCAGTCGGGCCACCTCTCGGTCCAGGCCGCCGCGGGTGGGGCGCTCGGGGCGTCGAGGTGTGCCCCAGCGTGGCTTAGAGGTCAGCGCCGATGTGTGGGTCAAGCTCACGGGCGATCCGCTCCCAGGGGTCCTCGATCGCGTCCTCTTCGACCTCGATGCCCTGGAGCTCTTCGACCGAGACCAGCAGCGTGGAGCGCTCGAGCTTGGCGCCGAGCTCCATGAGCCGGGCGATGGTGGTGACGGGCATGTCCTCGGGCTTGACCAGGCGCAGCGCCTGGATGGCCGTGACGATGGCGGCCCGGCCCGCTTGGCGGTGCACGGCGTGCATGGAGCGGATGGCATCGAGACGCTCTTGGTCCTCGACCTCGTGGCAGGCGTCGTCCCAGGCGTCGGCACGGCCCCACCAGTCCCAGCGTGCGGCCAGCTCCTGGCAGCGCCGGTCCCTGAGCCCCACCTGCTGGGCCACCGCGGCGGCGCTGCGCTGCGCTGCGGGCAGGTCTCGGAAGACCCGGAAGGCGGTGTAGGCCTTGGAGGTCTCGCCGGCCCGGCGCTCCCACGCTGACTCGGTGCCGGGGTGGGTCTCGGGCTGGGCGTTCACCAGCACCTCGAGGGGCGGGGCGCCTGGGGCACCCGCCAGCGCTGGGCGTTGAGGAGCCCACCCTGGGCGACCTGGCAACGCAGGCAGGCGGGGCGCAGGACGCAGCACCCAGAGCCCGGGTAGTGCTGGTGCTGGGTCAGCGGTGGGTCGTGGTCGGCGGAGTCAGCGAGGGCGCCGTTGCAGACCAGGCGCAAGGAGCAGGGCAGGCCCTGGGCTAGGAGCGCCCGGCGTTCTTGCTGATAGCGGTGGTTGTAGGGGGAGCCATGCCTGGGCACACCCACATGGTACGCAGCGGTGCGCAGCGCGGCGCAGGGCTCCCCCGCCCCTCCCCCTCCCCTCCCCCTCCCCCCCTCGCCGGGGGGGTGGGGGGGTGGTCGCTCAACTCGGAGGGGGAGGGGGGCGCCAGCCCGGGGGGGGCCCCGGTTTTTTTGAGGGCGGAGTTAGCCACGGGAG